ACTTAATGTTCTGAAAGACGGAGATCCGATTCTTCGTATTAAATCAATACCTACACTGATTACTGACGAAGTGAGAGTCTTAGTGAAGGATATGAAGGAGACGATGTTAGCTGAGAATGGCATTGGATTGTCTGCTCCACAAGTGGGGGTCAATCTGAGAGTTATCGTGGTGCAGTTGATGTCTGCCGGTAAGTTAGTCGGTCCAGTTCAGGAGATGATCAATCCAGTCATTACAAATTACTCTGATGATACGATGGAGTATGAAGAGGGGTGTCTCTCAATCCCTGGAGAGTACATACGGATCAACAGACCTCGAAGTATTCATGTGAAGTTTCAGACTCTCTCAGGGAAGTATAAGAAGTGGTATCTGAAGGGTTTAGAGGCTCGTATTGTTCAACATGAGATTGATCACTTGGATGGGGTACTTATGAGTGACTACTGAAAAAATCTTGCGGACGTTAAAAATCGGCCAAAAATGAAGTATAATAAGAGGACTGTGCGATGACTGACGTGATACTGACGATTGAAGATGCTCGTTATGTTGCGAAGTGTTTTAAGGATTACTATCTTCGTTTTGAGAGTATTCAGGATTATCAATACGAGTGTCTGAAGTATCGGGACTTTGTACCTTCATTGTTTGGTGACAATGAGGAGATCTTTGATGCCTTTGATATGTCACCTGAGGATATGAACTTTAAGATTCATTCCGTTGATACGATGGTGCAAGGTAAGGATAAGTTTCACCAACTCTTTAGTAACCTATTGGAACTGACGGGGAGTAATCAGATTGAACGGTCTATTCCTGGTCGTAAGTTGCGTTGGTTGATTGAAGAGACCACGACGGGTAAGTATGTCGGTATGATTCGTATGGGTTCTCCTACGACTTATTCCAAACCTCGTAATGACTTGTTGGGTGAAGTTGCAGAGTTGAAACATCTCAATCATCGTATGGTGATGGGTTTTAATATTGTTCCCACTCAACCCTTTGGTTACAACTACCTGGGTGGTAAGTTGTTGTCTCTTCTGTGTTGTTCTCATGAGATGAAGAGACAGTTTGATGAGAAGTATGGTACAGACCTGGCATTCTTTGAAACCACATCACTCTATGGTAGTAGTAAGGCTTCATCTCAGTATGATGGTCTGAAACCTTATATCAAGTACATTGGTCTGAGTATCAGTGATCTTGTACCTTTGATTCAAGGTGAGTTGTATGAACACCTGTGTGATTACTTCAAGATCCGTAATAACAATGAACACCTCGTTCCACTGACGGCATCATCACGGAAACGTAAGATGCAAACCAAGTGGGTGGCAGAGGTGAAGAAGGCCATGAAGGCATACCCTGATGAGAAGAAAGACTTCATGGACACCATCACCTACGCAAAGAACCTAACGGAACGTAAGAGGACGTTCTCTTGCAACTACGGCTACAAAAACAGTCGTGAGGTCATCTTGGGTCAGGAGGACACTCTTATCCCTGATCCTGTCAATTTCCACAAGTATGAACTCAATACACTGATTGAGTATTGGAGAAAGAAGGCCACGAAGAGATACAACAAACTGAAGGAAGAAGGTCGTCTTCGTACATCAGTTGAAACATGGGATGGTCAAACAGACATCGACATGAACGATAGATAGTGTGTACCTAAAGGAGGTAACATGTTGAGTAAGGTTTATCACATCTATTCGGACGGAGTTTGTCTCCACAGCAATCTAAGTGAAGATTCATTTAATGGGCTGTGGGAGTATTACTTTCATGAAAAGGTCCCAGTAGATTACGAAGTGTGTGACCATCCACGGGAACTTGAAGAAGTCAGTTATTAATTGTAAGGGATCCCTCACGGGGTCCTTTTTTTATGTTTGGTAAAATAAATATACCAAATGCTAGAACTCTATGATGAGACTTCTGCTTTGTTTCATGCCATTACTGGTAATCTTTTTGGCACTCAAACTTGTTCTTCTTGCCGAAGAGAGTGGTAGAGAAGTAAGTTATGTAAACAAAGAATCTAAAAAACCACATGGACCCTACGTCGATGCATATCCTGAAGAGGAGGATCCTTGGTATGAAGACTAATGAAGTTGTCAGAAAAGCAATCACAGATTACTATGAAGAAAGAGGTGTACCAGAACCAATCTGGAGGATTGATCGAAACGATTCATGGTTCAAGTTATACTGTAAAGAATTAAATGAAAAAGACAGAAAAGGATGAGATCCGAGAGTTCTACAAGGATCTCAGAGAACGTATCTATCAACTCCGTATGGGTCATCTATTTGAGGATGCACCAATCTTTGAAGATCACCTATGGGACTGTCGTTTGACTTATGATCATGATGAAGAAGCTTTTGACTATTAACTAAATATCCCGTATAATGATGAATGAAATGGAGTGATTTCTAACTCATGGCCAAAGGATTTACAGTAAAAGCGGCAAAGCCTAAGACTGGTAATAAAAAGAGTGATAAACCAGAATGGGACTATACTGCCATCAAAGAACGAATGCGTGGTAAGACAGTTGTCTTCTGTCTGCCGGGTCGTGGTTGTTCATACACCTTTATGAAGAACTTCGTTCAACTGTGTTTTGATATGGTTCAAAACCAGATGAGTATTCAGATCTCACAGGACTATAGTTCCATGGTGAACTTTGCTCGTTGTAAGTGTCTGGGTGCTAACGTCCTCCGTGGTCCTGATCAGATTCCCTGGGACGGTAAGTTGGAGTATGACTATCAGCTCTGGATTGATAGTGATATTGTCTTCAGTACTGAGAAGTTCTGGCAACTCTGTGATATGGCTATCAACGCTGAAGGTGAAGAGAAAGAGATCGTGGCTGGATGGTATTCCACTGAAGATGGACGTACCACCTCCGTGGCACACTGGTTGGAAGAGGATGACTTCCGTTCCAATGGTGGTGTCATGAATCACGAGATGGTTGAGGGTATTCAGAAACGTAAGAAGCCTTTCACTGTTGACTACACTGGTTTCGGTTGGGTCATGATTCAGAAGGGTGTCTTCGAGAATGAGAAGATGAAGTATCCCTGGTTCGCTCCTAAGATGCAGGTCTTTGAATCTGGAGCAGTTCAAGATATGTGTGGTGAAGACGTATCGTTCTGTCTCGATGCAATTGAGGCAGGTTATGATATCTGGTGTGACCCTCGTATTCGTGTGGGTCATGAAAAAACTCGTGTGATCTGAGGTAAATTATGGCAAAAGTTAAAAAGTCTCTTCTTGGCACTACATTCATTGAGGCCAGGCCCAAGAAAACCCGTCAGGGTTCAGGACAACACACCAAGTACTCGGCATCCTCTGGTAATAAGGCAAAGAAACGTTACCGTGGTCAAGGTCGTTGATCTTAAAGGTTCTACATATTGTAGGACCTTTTTTTATTGCGTATGGCTTCCTTGATTTGTAACCTTCCCTCCATTGAAGTCTGGGTAAGGAAAGAATACCTCACTGACCATCAATCTGGTCATGGCGAGTTCGTAAAGGGTGTCTGGGTGTCTTGTAAGTCCATCCCAGGACGTGCATTCTACTTTGAGACATATCTCCCTGAGTATGCGGCAATGTATGATAAACTCCCTATCAGTGCCTTTCTGTCAGAACCAGAACTACCTGACCCTGATATGAACCTACCAAACCTTCAGTTCTGGAACTGTATGGATTATGGTGTGGTGAGTATTACAAAACAGTTTATTGGTAGTATGGACTACGAACTGTACACAAGAGATCATGGGATTCAGAAGGGTACATACATTTGTACCATCGACAACTATCATGCAGATCCTGATGTGATTGATTATGCAACATCCGAGAATCCCGCTGAACACAAGTCTCACAATCTGATTGAGTTGAACAATGGTCAATATGCCTTGTATCCAAACAACAGGATGAGAATCTTTGATAATAGTCTCACACCTGTGGATCCCAAGATGCCTGACTTTAAGGTATCAACAGAATACTATTCTGTAGAGAATGGATTCGATAGACTCGGTATGGGACGAGAGGATGAATACTTCTGGAAGACTGCAAAGGAGAGAGAAGAAGAAACTAAAGAGGATATGTATCATTCACAAGAGGGTCGATATCCTGATAGTCAGTGATACATAATTAAAAGGATTACTATGAACGACTTTCTTGACAACATGGCTAACAATCAACATCAAAAGATGTTGAGGGAGATTGCTAACGATGACCAAACTCCAAGAAATAAAAGAAGACAGAACACTGATGGTCTTTTTGAGACAACTGATTGTTCTGATCCCGATCATATCTGCACTTGTGGTGCTGAACAGATAACATTAACTGAAGATTAGCCTTCTAAATAAGGCAGAATAGTTGTATCAACCTAGTGCCTGTCGAAAGAGTTAGTAAAGGGTTCAAAGACATCAGTGCAAGTTTTCAGGTCAATCCATTGAATGATGACCTGATTCCACTGATGAACGCGAATTCGATCGCTCGTTCGATTCGTAATCTGGTGTTTACCAGTCGTGGTGATGTTCCCTTCAATCCAGTATTGGGTTCAAGGGTAAGTGAGTTGTTGTTTGAACCCATGGATCAGATAACATCAACTGCTCTTAGAGAGGAGATCAGAGACACCATTGATAACTTTGAACCAAGGGTAAGACTTGAAGAGGTTGAGGTTAAACCTGACTATGATGAAGGTCAATATGACATCATCATTAATTACATCATAATCGGAATTGATGTTTTACCACAACAACTATCCTTCGCCTTAGTACCTACCAGGTAAGATGCCTTTAGTTAACTTTAGTAATCTAGATTTCGATCAGATCAAAGGGTCTATCCAAGACTATCTTCGTGCTAATT